TGAGCACGAAAAGCTCGAACAGTTTAGAGAAACACTCCAAACAACTTATGAAGAGTTAGCTGTTAAGAGAGAAGATATCTCCTACTATGACTTTACATATAACCTCCTGAAGGACGGTGGTGTAAAGACAAAGATTATCAAGAAGTATCTTCCACTGATTAACCAACAGGTGAATAAGTATCTCCAGAAGATGGAGTTCTACATTAACTTCACTTTGGATGAAGAATTTAACGAGACAGTACAGTCTCCCATTCATGAAGACTTTTCTTATTCTTCTTTCTCAGAAGGTGAGAAGATGAGGATTGACCTTGCTCTCCTATTCACATGGAGAGAGGTTGCAAGGTATAAGAACTCAGTAAATACCAACCTCTTGATTATGGATGAGGTATTTGATAGTTCTCTGGATGGTTTTGGTACTGATGAATTCCTTAAAATCATTCGTTATGAGATACAAGATGCTAATATTTTTGTAATCTCTCATAAGGAATCACTATTTGATAAGTTTCAAAATGTAATTAAGTTTGAGAAGTGTAAAGGTTTCTCAAGAAAAGTGTGAAAGATACAAAAGTATGTTAAGTTAGGAAACCCTGACTATATAATAGTGGTATCATGGAGATTGTTTATGAAAAACTTGGTATCTCGCAACGAGCTAGCCACTTGGGAGTGGGACGAAAAAACTACTGGAGAGGAAAAGTACGATCAAGTCACAGAATACTTTCAATGTATCACTGAGTGCGATATTCCAGATCATGACGCTAAAAGATTCTGTAGACACATTCTGACTACCACGTAAACATAGACAAAAACAATTTAGGAGTTGCCTACCAAAGAACCCCCCGAAAGGGGGGTTTGGTGTGCCAGTTATTAAAGTGGTAGAACCCTCTCAATAATTTTGTTACTCACCACTAAAATGCTTTATAAGTGAGAGAGACACCACAATGGTAAACTACGAGATCAAGTCACAACTAGCAAAACTCCTGGCTACTGAGGATCTTGTAGTTGAGAACCGTAATGCCCAAACTGCATCCTTTGACGTTGAGAACAGGGTATTGACCCTACCAATGTGGGAGAAAGCATCATCGACTGTTTATGATATGTTGGTTGGTCATGAAGTGGGTCACGCACTCTTTACTCCTGATGATTGGTCTTGGGAAAATAGAGTTCCTCGTTCTTTTGTGAATGTCACAGAAGATGCTAGGATTGAGAAACTTATGAAACGTAAGTATCCTGGATTAACTAAAACATTTTACAGAGCATATAAAGATCTATCAGAGGAAGACTTCTTTGAACTGAGTGATGTAGATATCAATGAGATGAACCTGGCTGATCGTATCAATCTAAAGTATAAGATTGGAAACTGGGTTGATGTTCCTTTCACTGATGAAGAAATGGAATTGGTTGAATTGGTTGGCAAAAGTGAAACCTTTGGAGAAGCAGTATTTGCAGCAGAAGAGGTATATCGATACACTAAAGAACAACTCAATACACAAACTCCACAACCAAATCTTGAAGAAGTAGTGGAGATACCTCAGGGGAATGGTGAAGAGATTGAGTCTGAGGAAACAGAAGAATCTAGTGAACCAACACTGGATACTCCTGAGATGGAGGGTGAGAATCATAGTGAAGGTGATTCGATTCAACAACAACCTCAAGAGGTAGAACCTGAAGTTACAACTGACGATATATTTTCAGAGAATGTATCTGAGTTAAATCGTCCATCAGATCTAACAGGTGGCAACTCTTACTATCAGATTCCTAAGTTGAACTACGATGATGTTGTTGTTCCCAACTCTGAGATTCATGAGTTGATTGATGCATTTTGGAGAACTTATGAAGATGATGTGTTTAAAGAAGCAGACAGTGATTACTCCAAGTTCAAGAAGTCGGCACAGAAAGAAGTCAACTATCTTGTAAAAGAGTTTGAGTGTAAGAAGTCAGCTGACTCATACGCTAGAACCACTACTTCAAGAACTGGTGTTCTGGATTGTACTAAACTTCACACCTACAAATACAATGAAGATCTCTTCAAGAAAGTATCTGTAGTTCCTGATGGAAAGAATCACGGTCTAGTCTTCATTCTTGATTGGTCTGGATCTATGTGTGATTCTCTTCTTGATACAATCAAACAACTCTATAACTTGGTCTGGTTCTGTAGTAAGGTCAATATCCCTTTTGATGTCTATGCTTTCAGTAACACATACAATCGTGGACAACAAGAGTCTAAGTTTCATAATGAAGTAGAGAAAGGTAATTTTGTAGTTGGTGGTGATTTTAAGTTGATGCACTTCTTGAGTAGCAAGGTAAACAAGAAAACACTTGATAATCAACTACTTAACATCTGGAGAGTTTCACGTCAGTTCCGAGTTTACTCACCCTACCATGCTCCATTACAGGTATCTCTTTCTGGTACACCTCTGAATGAATCACTGGTAGCTTTACATACTATTCTTCCTAAGTTCAAAAGAGAGAATCAACTCCAAAAAGTTCAGTGTGTGATTCTCACTGATGGTGAAGCACATCAACTTTACTACTTTGATTACTACACTGGATACTATGACAAAAAGGAACATTTAGCTCCTCGTCAGTGTAGAGGTATAAAAGGTTATCTTCGTAATCGTAAGACTGGATACACCTATCAGATTGGTTATCAGTATTGGGATTTTACTGACATACTTCTCAAAGATCTCAAACAATCTTTTCCTGATACGAACTTTATTGGTATTCGACTCGTAGCTCCCCGTGACTTTGCTACCTTCCTTAGAAGGTACGGTTTCCTAAGTGAACTAGACCTAAAGAAAGCTCGTAAGGAGAAGAGTTATAATATTACAGGGTCTGGATATGATGCATACTTTGCAATGATCCAGAACGCTCTATCCTCAGATACAGAGTTTGAGGTTGAAGATGAGGCAAGTAAGACTAGAATCAAATCAGCATTCATGAAGTCACTCAAAGCTAAGACTCTAAATAAAAAGGTTCTTAGTAAGTTCATGGATTTGGTTTGTTAATGTTACTCACCTCCAAATTGCTCAATTACTGAAGAACCTTATTATCATGTCTCTGTCTACTGAATACATTGTTGAATCTCTCCAATCACTTTACGGTGAATCCGTAACTACTGGTGATATTAGAGCCTGGTGTGCAATGAATGGTTGTTCCTATCCAACTGTAACTAAAAAAATCTCTGACTATAAGTCAGGTCGTGGTAAGTGGGAACTTAGTGTTCAAGAAATCAAAGAAGAACTAGAAGAAACATATACAGCACCATCGGTAGAAAACCACATCGAGCAAGATCTAGTCCCAGCAAAAGATGATACCTTCGTCCAGTTTGGTAACTTTGTTGATATTAAAAAGATTATTAAGTCCGGTCTATTCTATCCAACGTTCATTACGGGTCTTTCGGGTAACGGTAAGACGTTGGGTGTCGAACAGGCTTGTGCGGTTCTCAAGAGGGAGTTGATCCGTGTCAACATTACCATCGAGACTGATGAAGATGATCTTATTGGTGGGTTCCGTCTTGTTAATGGCGAAACTGTTTGGCATAACGGTCCAGTCATCGAAGCTCTTCAACGTGGAGCAGTATTACTTCTAGATGAGGTTGACCTAGCATCTAATAAGATCCTGTGTCTTCAATCTATTCTGGAGGGTAAAGGTGTATTCCTCAAGAAGATTGGTAAGTTCATTCAACCCAAAGATGGTTTCACTGTTATCGCAACAGCAAACACCAAGGGTAAGGGTTCTGAAGATGGTAGGTTTATCGGCACTAACGTTCTCAACGAAGCCTTTCTAGAGAGGTTCTGTGTGACCTTCGAACAGGAATATCCTACTCCTGTAGTAGAAACTAAGATCCTAGGTCACTTGTGTGATGATAAGAAGTTCTGTAAGCACCTGGCTGATTGGGCTGATATCATCCGTAAGACCTTCAATGAAGGTGGTATTGATGAGATTATCAGCACCCGTCGTTTGGTTCACATCGTCAAAGCGTATTCAATCTTTGAAGATAAGACCAAGGCTATTGGAGTTTGTCTCAATCGTTTCGATGATGAGACTAAACAATCTTTCATCGAACTTTATGATAAGGTTGATGTAGAATTCCAAATGAATGAACTGGAAGATCAAATGTATGTTGAAGAAACCCCTGAATTCTGATATACTAAATTATGAACGCATGGTCGCTACTTTATGAGGAACTTGACATGAGTAAAAACATTAAAGAAGGAGATCCCCAAGATTTCTGGTATGAAGATGGTATCAGTCTTGTAGGAAATCCATACATCACTGGTTCACCTTCAAGTGATACTATTAACTTTTCATCAACTGTTATTGGTGGTGGTATCCTAGGAGGAGAGGGTGAGGATCACATCAGTTTTGATGGTCCAGTTAGTATCCCTGACTTCCCCACAACAAAGACTAGATGGAAGTATGATGAGGAAAAGATCCTCTCAGAGTTGTCCGATTATATTTCTGGTACATATAACCAACACTATTCTGCTGGTACTGATAAGGTACAGACACTTGATCTCATTGAAGCCTGTGGTGACGGTGAATCATTCTGTCGATCTAACATCTTAAAGTACGCCTCTCGATATGATAAGAAAGGCACAGCACGACGTGACATTATGAAGATCCTGCATTATGCTGTTCTTCTGTTACACTTCAACGACAAAAACGCACAACGAGAAACCTATCCTCAATGACAATGAAACTTTCTGAATCAACCGTTAATCTTCTCAAGAACTTTAGTTCTATCAATCAATCTATCCTGTTCAAGGAAGGAACTAAACTTCGTACTATTTCAGTGATGAAGAACATTCTGGTTGAAGCAAATGTATCCGAAGAGTTTCCACGGGACTTTGGTATCT